CGGATCTGTCTGGAGCAAAAAGAGCTAACCGAGTTCCATCGGGATGCCAACAAGCCAGACGGGCGGCGGTCAAACTGCAAAGAGTGTCGAAGAGAAGTCTCTCGCTGGCAGAAGCTCGAATCTCGGTACTCCCTCTCACGCGACGCCTTCTATGCCCTCCTTGGAGAGCAGGGAGGGCGTTGTGCTATTTGCCTGAAACACATGCCTAAGGGCACCGCCGTTGTAGACCACTGCCATGACACTGGCATCGTGCGCGGCCTCCTGTGTGCGCCGTGCAACCTAGGACTCGGTCACTTCAAGGACGGGCGCGAGCCCGAACTCTTTGACCGCGCCAAGCGGTACATCCAATGCAGAAATCCCTTCAATCCCAGTACCGGCTCCTAGAGCAAGCTCGCTGGGAGTTTATCGAGACAGGCCATGCCTGCTCGGTACTGACGATCCCGTCGGTGCAGCCTCGAGAGAACATGTCTCGCACCGAACTGCCGCAGAACTTCCAGAGCATCGGTGCGCGGGGCGTCAACAACCTGAGCAGCAAGCTGATGCTGTCGCTGTTCCCGCCCACGCTGCCGTTCATGCGTCTTGAGCTTTCGCCGGACGCCAAGGCGGCGCTCGTCGAAGAGTCGGGCGAGGAAGCTTCGCGCGTCATCTCCGAGATTGAAGCCAGTCTGCACCTGCTTGAGCAGCAGGCCCTGTCCGAGTTTGATACCGAGGGCTGGCGCCCCGCCCTGTCTGAGGCCATGCGCCTGCTGGTCGTCACGGGCAACGCGCTGATCTACGACCGGCCCGGCGGCAAGTCTCCGGTCACGGCGGACCTGCGGCACTTCGTGGTCGAGCGGGACCCCGACAACCGCCTCCGCACCGTCATCCTGCGGCAGGGCATTGGCCGAGAGGACGCGGAGCAGCGACTGGGGCACGAACTGTCCAAGGAGCAACTGGCCGCTACGTCTTATGACGTGGCGATCGAGGGTGGCGTCAACAAGGACGTGCTGGACCTGTACACAGGTGCGCGGCGACTGCCCAACGGCAAGTTCGAGTTCTTCCAAGAGATCGCTGGCGAGCCTGTTGCGGGCACGCTACGCGAGGTCAAGCAAGAAGACCTGCCGCTCATGCCCCTCCAGTTCTGCCCGATCTATGGCTACTCGTATGGCCGTGGGTTCGTCGAAGACGTGCAGGGGGACCTGTTGGTGCTTGAGCAGATCTCCCGCGCTCTCGCAGAGGCCGCGCTGGTCATGTCGAAGGTCATCTTCCTGACCCGACCCGGCTCTGCCACCAAGCCTGCCGCTATCGCCAAGGCGCCTAACGGCTCTGTGCGCGTGGGTGACCCTGAGGACATCGGGGCCGTGCAGGCGAACAAAGGCCAAGACCTGATGGTCGCCTACCAGAAGCAGAACGACATCGCCATGTCGCTCTCCAAAGCGTTCCTGCTGAACTCGTCTGTGCAACGCGCGGGCGAGCGTGTGACCTCAGAAGAGGTCCGCTTCGTCGCGCAGGAGCTAGAGGACGCACTGGGTAACACCTACGCCGCGCTGGCTCAGACGGTGCAGCGGCCCATCGTCCAGTACCTGTTCAATCGCATCAAGCGCACGATCCCCGGCATCCCGCCGGAGGTGCAGCCGGTCATTGCTACCGGCCTTGAGGCGATCTCCCGTAACCACCAAGCTGTCCGCATCCAGCAGTTCCTAGGCGCACTGCAAGCCAGCGTGCCGCCGGAGCAGCTTGTGGACTTCATCCGTTTCGACGCGGTTGCTGCCGACATGGCTACCGCGCTCAACCTTCCCAAAGACCAGTACATCCGTACTCCCGAGGAACTTGCCCAGATCATGGCGCAGCGCCAACAGCAAGCCGCCGTTGAGGCCCTCGGCCCCGAGATGCTCCGACAAGGGGCGCAGCAGCAACAACCTGAAGCATGACCTCCATCTCTCTTAGCATTCGCACGACCGACGACACGGTCACCCTTGAGGACGGTGTGAAGCCGGTGTTCATCTGGACGGGCGACTCCGTCATGATGGGCGCGAGCAGCGAAGGCGCGGGTAGCCGGGCCAAGTGGACTACTCTTCCTGGCATCGAGTTTCCGCAAGCTCCTGAAGAGCGCAGGGTCTACGGGTACTACTGGGACCGCTGGCAGGACGTGAGCGGCAACACGCTGGACAACACGAACCGCACCACGACGACGGGTACTGGTTTTGTCTGGCAACAACTGCATCCGCTTGTCGGCGGCATCGCGAGCGGCGACTACACCACGGTCGACGGGCCTGACAACCAACTCCACCCTGTCTGGTTCTTTGCCAAGTCCATCTACGGGATGTTCCGCCGCGCCAGCGGCGAGATCGTCGAGCCTTACTTCATCCTGTGGAACGCTCCTAACACGGTCTCTGGAGATAACGGGTTCACTGTTCCCCAACAGATCTCCTGGGAGCCCGGAGTTGGCACCCCCGCCACCATCTTCGACAATTACATCGTCGAGGCGATCAATGCGATCACGGCTGGCGGCGACACCGCGGCTGTCTGCGGTATGTTCACGAACATCGGAACGGGCGACATCAACCCCGCTGCGGACCCGATGACCAACAGCACGCCTGACAACCTTGCCGTGATCCGGCGCAACATCGAGGAGCGCCTTGCCGACGGTCAGGCGTTCCCGTGGGTCCAGCTTCAGGCGTACCAGCCCGCTAACACGACGAGTTACCCGCCCGCGACGGTGCGAGCGCACAAAGCAGAGTTCATCCGGTTCAAGACTCTTGAGCCGTCTGTGCGACTTGTCGACTGGCACGCCGAGGTGTCCACCCTTGCCGACGGCATCCACCCGGACATTCCGGGCATCATCGCCCTTGGCACGCTGCTGGGCACTGAATACAAGAAACACCTCAAGTTTGACGCGGGCGCTGCCGCGCCTCTTGTCTCCACTTCTATCAGCTAAACATGACCGAAGAAAGTACGAGCCCCGTTGAGCCCACCCCCGCCCCTGCCACGGCCCCTGCGCCGGTCGAGTCGCTGGAGATCCCTGCGGCTTCTGAGGCGGCACCTGCTACCGCTGAGGACGTTGCTGCGCTCCAAGCGGAGATCGCCGAGATGCGGCGCCGAGAGGCCGCGCGTCAGGTCACTGAGACGCTTGGGGGCGACGAGGTCGTCCGTGGCGCCATGCAGTGGGCTCAGCAGAACATGAATCAGGCGCAATTGGACGCGATCAACGCTGATCTCGCCAACTCGTCTGTCGAAGGTCAGACCGCCATCATGCGCGGCCTGATCGAGCAGTCCGGCGTTGGCGCCGCTGCTTTCGCACAGGGCACCCAGGTTCCGTCCGGCACTGTGCCGTTCGCGTCCCACGAGCAGATGCTCGAAGCCCAGCGTAGCCCTCAGTACAAGAACGACCCCGCGTACCGCGACGAGTTCATGCGGCGCCTTGCCGTGTCTAACATCTGATGTTCAAGTACATTCTTCCCCTGCTCCTGCTAGCCCCCCTCTTTGGCTGTGGCGCGTTCTCGACGTTCCAAGCTGAAGTTGAGGGCATCCAGCAGGAAACCTCGGTCCTGCTTGACGGGGTCGACGACAAGTACACCAGCGGCGAGATCACTGCGGAGGAGCGTGACATACTCATCCGCGAGATCCTCGAGGAAAGCAAAGCCCGCCTCGACGGCGCTGCTCGAGTTGCTAGTGACGACATGATCTCTACGGGCTCCGAAGCTCTCGATCTGCTCCTCGTGCTGCTGTTTGGCGGCGCTAGCGGCACGGGCGCTCTGGCCCTGTTCCGCCGTATGCGCGGCGTTCGCCGGGAGGACTGACATGGTCGAGTACCGCGGTGAAAAGTTCAGCGGCTACAACAAGCCCAAGCGCACGCCTGGGCACAAGACCAAGAGCCACGCCGTGCTCGCCAAGGAAGGCGACAAGGTCAAGCTCATCCGTTTTGGTCAGCAAGGCGTCAAGGGCTCTCCTGAGGGCACCAAGCGCAACAAATCATTCAAAGCACGTCATGCCAAGAACATCGCCAAAGGAAAGATGAGCGCGGCATATTGGGCCTCAAAAACCAAGTGGTGATCTATGCCTAAGAAGAAAGGTCTGTACGCCAACATCAACGCCAAGCGTAAGCGCATCAAGGCCGGTAGCGGCGAGAAGATGCGTAAGCCGGGGAGCAAAGGCGCTCCGACTGACGCAGCCTTCCGCAAGTCTAGGAAGACGGCCAAGAAGAAGACTAAGTAGCTTGAGCTACTGCCTCGGTTCGCTGGGGCACCCTTACAACCCTTGAGCCATCCGTCAGCCGCAGGCCAGCGCAGGATGCTCAGGGGTGCCGTGTAGGAGAGGAAGCAGCGGCCCACCCAAGGGTGGATCAACCGAAGACGCGGGCACTCCAGAATGGCAACCCCTTCTCTTTATCCCTACACCCCCTACCTAACTTTTAGTTATGGCTTATCCCACCGTGGATACTGTGACTCAGCCGGGCGTCAGGAACCTGACCGGCGCTGAGGACCAGCTTTACCTCACCATGTTCAGTGGTGAGGTCCTCAACATCTTCCGAGACAAGAACGTGATGATGGAGAAATCCCGCGTCATGCAAGTCGGTCCCGGAAAGGATTTCCAGTTCCCGAAGCTGGGTCAGGCGTCCACCGCCTACCACGTCAAGGGTCAGTCGCTGCTGAATGACGCTCACAGTTACCTGAGCGACATCGAGCACACCGACACCGTCATTCCGGTTGACAAGATCCTGCTCTCCTCGATCTTCGTCGACAACTGGGATGAAATCATTAAACATTATGAGACCCGCTCGGAGTACGCCTACCAGCTTGGCGCGGCCCTCGCCCGCAAGATGGACAAGCAACTCTTCGCGCTTGCTACCGCCAAGGGTCTTGCTGAGGCTACTCCCGGTGCGTCCTCGGACTTCACCGCGGCCCTCAACACTGACAAGACCAAGGCTTCGCTTATCGACATCGACGGTGTCAACGATGCGACCGACGCTGGTGTTGCGCTGCTTGAGCAGGGCATGGTCGACGCGGCTGCGGCTTTCGCGGCCAAGGACGTGCCGATGGACGATGTGACGTTCTTCGTGCGCCCGGACCAGTACTACCAGCTTCAAAAGCAGGGCGCTCTGCTCAACGTCGACTACGGCAACGCGGGCAACGGCTCCAAGGCTGGCGGCGCGATCTTCCGCGGCTACGGCTTCAACATCGAGTGGACGAACCACCTTCCGCAGGCCGCTGTCACGGCGGACAACGGCGGCAACTCGGACTACGCGACCACGCGCGGTATCACCGCTCTCGCCATGGAGCGCGGCGCCCTCGGCACCGTCATGCGCCAGAGCGTGCAGACCGAGACCGACTACCAAGTCGAGCGTCAGGGCTCGCTGGTCGTGTCCAAGGGCGTCTGCGGCCACGGGGTCCTTCGCCCCGAGTGCCTTGCTGTCATCTACGACAGCACGATCCCGCAGACCTGATCCAGTCTCTGAGTAACCACTCACCGGGCGGCACCTTCTTCGGAGGGTGTCGCCCACCCTTTTATCACCATGACCTTCGACGAGCTTCACGCGGTAAACCGCATCCTGGCCGCACAGGGCCTGCCCCCGGTGAATACCATCGAGGGTGACACTTCCAAGAACACGCAGATCGCCCTGTCGATGCTGCGACAAACCTCGGTTGACGTGCAGTCTGAGGGCTGGGGCTTCAACACCGAGTACGAGTACACGCTGTCCATGGACGCTGCGACGGGTGAGATCAACATCCCGTCCACGATCACGCGCTGGTACAGCGACGAAGAGCCTTGGCTCATCCAGCGGGGCACCAAGCTATACAACCGCAAGGACAAGACCTATGTCTTCGACGAAGCGAAGAAGGGTACGGTCCAACTGCAACTCGAGTGGGACGAGCTGCCCATCGAGGCCAAGACGTTCATCACTGCCCGCGCTGCCCGTGTCACCTACGAGCAGTACGTCGGCGCTGACGAGACCCGTCAGAACCTGTACGTCGAAGAGAAGAACGCGCAGATGGTCCTCGACCAGCGCGAGGCGGACACGGCCCATGTGTCCATGCTGAACGACCCGTACCTGCCGTGGCTCCGCGGGTCGACGTATGTCCCCGGAAGCCCCCGCTACCCTAACGTCTAATGACTTTCCGCCAATCCATTCCGGCCTTCTTGGGCGGCATCAGCCAGCAGTCCAAGGCGATCCGCCCGACGAACCTTGTCGACGATGCGGTGAACATGGAGTTCCTGCCGTCCGAGGGCGCTACCAAGCGTTACCCGACTGAGTGGGTGGCGGACCTAGGGATCACGCTAGACGCCAGCAAGGCCCACGCGGTCGCCATGCCGCGCGATGACGAGGACTATGTGGTCGTTGTCGACGACACCACCGTGCGTGTCTTTGACTCGGCGGGCGTAGCTCAGACGGTCACGGAGGCAGGCAACGCCTTTGACTACCTGACGGGCGCTACGCACAGCGACTTCCGATTCCAGCAGATCGCAGACACGCTGTATGTCGGCAACACCAACACGGTGGTTGCGGGTGAGGCCGGTCGAGACTACGCGCCTTGGCGTCAAGCTGGGGATGCTGGTGTGTTTATTAGGCAGTCCGGGTACGACTACACTTACACGCTGGATGTAGGTCCGACTTCGGTCTCTGTCACCACGCAGACTTCGCCTACCTCTTTGGCGTCGCGTGGATACTCCAGCACTTTCACAAACACCGCCGCGCAACCCTACAGGCTGTCCCAAGCGGAGGCCGACGGGACAACGCCCATCGATGTATCCGCGCTGTCCTCGCCGGTCAACTCCAACAGCGTAGGCGACTTCAGTTGCAGGCAGTGCCCTACCCAGTACATCAACGTAGGCAGCATTTCAATCCTGTCTGGGCAGTGCATGGGCGTAACCAACGTGCCCACAAACGGGCAACCGACCGACTTCAGGACCGACTTCAACAATACAGGATTCCCTGGAGCCGCTTCGCTGCCAGAGGTCGCGGTAAAGTTCGACCCAGACTTCCAGCAACTCTGGATCGACGAAGACGCGAACGTCGCTGCGGGAGACTGGATCTTTATCGCGCGTAACGCGATCACCAAGCAGTACGAACTGCGCCCGTCATACGTCGCTCGAAAGTTGGCCGAGGCGCTCCTTGCAGCCGATCCGACGATCCAAATTGAGAGCGACTACATGTATCAGGCTTCCAAGGAGCCTGAAGCCACAGAGGGACAGTCGTCGTCGTTCTTCCTGACTGTAGGGGCCTTCAAGCCGACGACCCTAGAGATTGCCGTAGTCCACCACAGTGCGTCAAGCCCAGTTGCTGACGCTGCCTACGTCTGGTCTGACGAGATCGAAGAGATCACGCATCTGCCTGTCTTCTTCAAGCAAGGTGCAGTGGTGCGGATCACGGGCGACCCGACTAGCGCACAAGACGACTACTTTGTGCAGTTCGCTACCGAAGAGTGGCGAGAGACCACTGACAACGACGAAGACCGCTTCTTCACGTACTCCACCGACCTGTTCGGTCGCGGCGACTGGCGAGAGACTACGGAGCCTGGGTTGAGCACTGGGGGCCTTGATAGCTCCACGATGCCTCACAGGCTTCAGCGGGACTCTGGGGGCAACTGGACGTTCTCCAGCGTCGGCTGGGGCACGAGGCCCGCAGGTGACAACCTGACGAACCCTGAGCCCTCCTTCGTCGGCAGCAGGATCTTCGACATCTTCTACCACGAAGACCGCCTAGGCTTCGCAGCGGACGCCAACGTCATCATGTCGGAGTCGGGCGAAGTCGAGAACTTCTGGCGCACGACGGTGCTGTCCGTGCCGGGCTCTGACCCCATCGACATCACCCTAGCCGCCCTAGGTGGCAACGCGGTGTACCACGTCGTGCCCTTTGACCGACGGCTCTTCGCCTTCTCCGAATCCGCCCAAGCGGCGATCTCCGGCGGCGACGGGGCCTTGACCCCGGCCACGGTATCTGCGAAGCCTGCTGGCAGTTACCGAACGTCCCCCTCGATCTCCCCCGTGCCCCAAGGTGTGTCGCTGTTCTCGGCGTTTACCACAGGCACGAACATGCAAGTTCGAGAGATGTTCCCTGGACAGTACGAAGGCGATCTACAAGCTTCGGAGATCACGCTGGCTGTGCCGCGGCTGATGCCCAACACGGTCCGCAAGGTCTTTGCGTCTAGCGGCGGCAGTGACCTGATCTGCCTGACCGAGTCCGGCCAGTTCTTCCTGTACCAGTACCTGCGGTCGGGGCAGCAGAACATCATGTCTGCATGGGGCCGCTGGACGTTTGACGGGGGCTCTCTGGTGGACGCAGTGACGATCCGCGACATTGTGTACGTCCTCGTCAACCGAGACGGTACGACCCGCCTAGAAAAGATCTTTGTCGGGTCTGGTCGGGGCGACGTAGACACGTCCTTCAAGCCGAGGGTCGACCGTCTTGCCAGCATCAGCGGCGGTACGTTCGACTTCGCTACGAACTCGACGACCTTCCAAGTGCCTTATGACTTCGCTGCGACCGACACGGTGCTGCTGGTATCCAAGGGTACGACCCTCGAGTACGGGGCACCGATCCCCGTCACCTCGCAGGACGCAGCGACCAACACCGTGACCGTGTCGATGGATCTGTCCACGGAGGAAGTCTGGGTCGGCACGAAGTACGACAGCCAGCTTGTCATGACGCACCCGGTGGTGCAGACCCCTGCCCAACAAGGCGGGCGCACCTCGGTCGTCGGCGGCAACACGCTGGTGCGGGACATCGCCATGTCTCTGTCCGATACTGGCTACCTGAAGGCGACTGTGGAGGCCGTTGGGCAGTCCACGTCGACTGAAGAGTTCTTGGCAGACCGCATGGACGTGGGAGAGATCTCGCCGTCCGTCCTGTCCAGCCGAGAGTTCCTAGTGCCCATCCACGCCAGCGCAGACGAGTTCCGCCTGACGCTGTCCAACGACACTGCTATGCCGTCCACGCTCGTCAACGGCGCGTGGGCTGTTCGATTCAACGCCCGATATCGGCAACTATGACGACTCTGTACCTCGAAGAAGCTCACTCTGACCACGCCTATGTGCTGGCACCCAACCTCTGCGAGAACGACCTGCGATGGATTGAGAACGCCTACAGTGACGGCGAACTCTACCCGCAGGAAGCTGTGCGCGCTTCGATTGAAGAGTCGGAGCAGGCCTTCACGATCTGTAACGAGGATGGGGAGCTTCTTGGGGTATGGGGTCACGGAGCCTGGGACCGACCCACTGGAGTCGGGTACATCTGGCTGCTGTCGTCTGAAAGGCTGTGGAACGAGTATTACCCGTCCCTCAACCGCGCTTGGCGTCGACACATCATTCCCAAGCTCGACGACATCTACACGCAGTACGGAGCGACTGTCCTCAGCGACAACGCAAAGCTCGTCTCGTGGCTACGCCTCTCCGGTTTCAAACCTAGCGCCCGTTCCGATCGGACTGGCACACTGTTCACACACTACACCAGATCATGATTCCTGTAGGACTAATCGGCAACGTCGTTGCTGGCGCAGCCACCAAGGGCATGGCAGGGGGCGGTTTTGGTCTCGGCCAAGCCGCTCTCGGTCTTCAAGGACTTGGCGGGCTGTTCTCGATCGCCACGGGCCTCTCCGATCAGCGCAAGCAAGCCAAGTACGCTGAGAGGTACTTCGAGGAAGTCGCCCAAGCGTCGTTCAAGGACGCCAAGTTCAAGTTCGCCCAACTGGGGCGCCAAGAGCAGCAGCGCGTGCAGCAGGGCGCCCAGATCCTCCAGAACGTGCTTAGGCAGGCCGCGCAGGCTCGTGGTCAACTGACGGCCTCGGCAGCTGCTGGTGGCGTTGCAGGCGCCTCTGTGCAAGCCCTAGAGGCGGACCTCGCCCGCCAAAAGCTGTCCCAAGTTATCGCGCAGACCCAGGATATCCGCGGTGCGCGTGAGCAGTTGTCCGCCGAGAGGCAGCAGGTCGCCGCTCAGGCCACCAGCCGCATCCGGTCTGCGATGGCGCAGTACCAGCCCCAGCAGCCTGATGTCTTCGGCCAACTGTTCCAGCTTGGTACGTCGATGCTCGGCACCTACGCACAAGTCACCACGCCCGGCCCGTTTGGCCGAGAGTTCATCTGATGAGAAAGCAGCCCCAGGAATTTGGCTTCGGCGTCCGAGGCGTACAAGCCTCTCCGGTGGACACGTTCTCGCCTGAAGTCGTGCAGAAGCCCCGCGCATCTCGCGGGCAGGCGGTCAGTCAGGGCCTCTCGAACCTGTCGCAGACGCTGGCCGGGATGGCGCAGCAGAACCGCAAGTACGACGATAGTACGCTACAGCCCCTCGCCAACGCGGTGTACACCATGCGCGAGGAGGGTATGTCCGATGCCCAGATCGAAAAGGCGGTCTCTGCTCAGGGGCTTACCTCTGCTCGTGTCCTGTCTCGCATCCGTAAGGGCGGGGGCTTTGACGCTTTCACCGACCCTGCCTTCCGAATCACCTACGACGAGCTTCAGGGCATCGGCAAGGTCGAGGACGCGGTCATCGCCATGGCAGAGGTCGACCAAGTTGCACGCAACCTCGCAGCGGGCCTCGGCATTGACGACGACCCTGAGGAGATGATGGCGCAGGTGGAGGCGCTGTACAACGAGGCGATCTCCGGCGTCAAGAAGGGGCTGTCACCCTTTGCGCTTGCGGCGTTCAACGGGAAAGTCAACCCGATGCTGACCGACCGCTCGCTCAAAGCCATCCAAGCAGGCCGCAGAGCACAGGAGGTCGACTACGCCAACCTGACGGCCACCGATGTCCTCAACTCGGTTGACGGGTTCATCGGCGGTCTCACCAACGGGTTCGAGATGAACCGTGAACTGGTGGGCACGTTCAAACAGAAGCTCGGCAACGTGGCACCTCAAGACGTTCCTGCCTTCCTCTCCACGGTCATCAGCGGACTTGAGGCCCGCTTGGAAGTCGCTGCGAGCAGCAACATGGTCCCCGAAGAGCACCAAGATGACATCGAGGAGCTGTTTGAGGCTTTCGAGGATGCCATCCCGGAGGACGTGCTTGACGCTAACCCCGAGGCACAGACTCAACTGAACGGGGTCAAGGCGAAGTACTACCGCACTGAGGAGGACCTTGAGAACTACCGTGCGCGTGGTGAGCGGCGCAACAGCCTGTCTTCCGCCGAGATCAACAACATCGCCGTGGCGCAGCTCTCCGCTGTACACGAGGGCGACTTTGGGGCCTACAACGACCTAAGCAAGGTCGAGGAGGCGCTGAACTACACCCGTGCTCTCCAGTCGCGCCTGCAAGATATGCCCGCGGAAGACCGCGCGGCCCTTGCGGAGCGTCTTAGGGTGTAGTTCAGCGCCTCCTCGACCTTGCTTAGGTCGTTGTAGGCCCCAAAGTCGCCCTCGTGTACAGCGG